CCAACCGGATAAATTTAAAGGTATTACCACTTACAAGTACACAAATAAAGTGTTTAGTTACTTTGATAAGTTACTTTTTTCTTTTAGAGTAATGAATGAACTTGAAAAAGGAGTCATGTGTGTAGATGCTGATAAACTATACTTAATTTCGGATAAATTTATTAAGTTTAATCATGAATATGGTGAGTTTAGATACTACAGTATCAATAGGTGGGCACCTTATTTCGATCACCTTAAGGAAAATAGCAACTGGAGTGTAGTTTACAACTACTTTAAGTACCTGGACGTAGATATTGCTAATCTTCGTAATTTTTGGGAAGAGGTTCTATATTTTCCGTATAATGTTTTTAATAACCACCAGATAAATGTTGACCTAGAAACTTTAAAACCCATTTTTGAATATAGGTCCATTATAGACGGTTGGTCTAGACCTAGTTTAGGAGAAGGTGAAGGTATAGCTATAGGGTTCTTATTACAAAAGTACCAACTTAAAGCAGAACAGTTTCCCTGTGAGGTTTTTCCAAACAATAATCCATTTGATGGAAAAGAAAAGTTAATATGATTAAACTTGGTATATCTGCATTTTACCACGATTCAGCCGCTTGTATTACAATGGGTAACGTAGTAATAGCTGCAGCTGAAGAAGAAAGATTTACCGGTATCAAGCACGATAGTAGTTTCCCAAAAAATGCTATAAAATGGCTACTTCGTTCAACAGTAACTGATATAAAACAAATACAAGAAGTACACTGGTATGAAAACCCAGAAACAAAAGACGATAGAGTCAAAACTATCTTTAATAAAAGACCGATTAAAACTTTTTTTCTTCGACAAAGGTATAATAAAGACAGAAAAAATAACTCTCCGGAAGCTTTACTACAGTCTCTTGGGTACACCGGAAAAATTATTTACCACGATCATCATTACTCTCATGCTGCTTTCTCTTACTTCACTAGTCCTTATCGTGATGCAGCAATCTTAACTGTAGATGGAGTAGGTGAGTGGGAGACTACAACTATATCAAGAGGTAAAGGTGGTAAAATAGAGAAGCTTATCTCAATTGATTTCCCTAACTCTCTCGGTATGTTATACTCAACAGTAACATCTTTTTTAGGATTCAAACCCAATGAAGGAGAGTATAAAGTTATGGGTTTAGCACCATATGGAGATTCATCAGTATATCTTAAAAAACTTGAAAAAGTACTATGTCATACTTCCAATAAATTCTATTTATATCAAAAGTACTTTACTTGGGAATACTCTGAAAAATTAATGTTTAATAAAAAATTATGCCAGTTACTAGAGTTACCTCCTCGTCTGCCAGAAGAGCCATTGACGCAGGAGCACAAGAATTTAGCCGCAGCACTTCAGAAGCTGTACGAAAAGGAATTTCTGAAATTAGTAAAAACAGCAAAAAATATTACAGGTTCACAAAATTTATGCTTAGGAGGAGGATGCGCTTACAATGGAGTCGCTAATTCTCTAGCATATAAGTTTTTTGATTCAGTACATATTCCTTTTGCACCATCAGATGCAGGTTCAGCCATAGGAGCCTGTTTAACCCACCACACAGGAGTAGGTCCGTACTTAGGGCCAGAATTTCAAGATCATCAAATAAGACGTATTTTAAAAAACTACGATGATAAATTAGTTTACTTTAACTTAGAAGAAGGTAAACTTATTAAAAGAACTGCTGAATTATTAGTATCCCAAAAAATTGTAGCTTGGTTTCAAGGTAAAATGGAATTTGGAGCAAGAGCATTAGGAAATCGATCTATTTTAGCTTCTCCAATGAAACCGGAAATGAGAGAAAAACTCAATCACATAATAAAGAAAAGAGAAGAGTTTCGACCATTTGCTCCTTCAGTTATTGAAGATCAAGCTAGTATTTTTTTTGACATAAAAGAACCAGTACCGTTTATGAATCAAGTAGTAAAGACTAAAGTAAACTTTATACCTGCTGCTACCCATATAGACGGTACATGTAGAGTACAGACAGTCAGTGAAAAACAAAATAAAAAATATTACAGACTTTTAGAGGAAGTAGGCAGGTTAACTAAAATACCAATATTACTAAACACCTCTTTTAATTTAAAAGATGAAACAATAACAATGAATATAGACCAGGCTATAAAAAGGTATTTATCGTCTGATATAGACTTTTTAATTGTAAATAATTTTTTAATTCGTAAAAAATATGCTTAAAGATAAAATAAAACAAAAAATTGCTAAGTGGCAAAAAGAAAAGGAATACAAAAAGAAAATAGCCGAACTTAAAAAAAGAGACCCGTTTATTTATAAGAATTTCTAGTACTATTTATAGTATATAACTATTATCATGGCAGATTTAACTGGAAATAAAATTAAAGACACATATACCGGTCTATTACAGATAGAGGGAGGTGTAATACAAGATGGGACAGGTTCAATCACTAACTTACCTTTTAACCAACTATCCGGTACACCTACTTTAGTATCAAGTTCAAACCAAATTGCATCTGACATTTCAGGTTCGTTTACACTGGTTTCTTCTTCTTTTTCTTCCACTATTACCGATATTATAGACGGTACAATAACAGTTACATCTGCATCATATGCAGTTTCATCTTCTCATGAGATTACTTACGAACTTTCATCTTCTCATGCAGAAACAGCAGATCAAGTTTCTTTTACTGGAGTACAAAATAAACCAACATTAATATCTTCTTCAGTTCAAATTGCATCTGACATTTCTGGATCAATAACTGAATTTTCAAGTTCTATCTCCTCTAGAGTATCTATAAATGAAACTAACATTACTGCTTTACAGTCATTTAGTTCATCTTTAGATTCTACATTTGCAACAGATTTAGAGTTAAGTAATGTATCTTCATCTTTTGCAACAACAATAGACGGTATACAACATACTGATATTACTTTATTAAATAACTTTACTAGTTCTATTCAAAGTGAGGTAAATAGTTTAAATGCAGCAACAAGTTCCTTCTTAACCGGTATCAATGCAGGAATAGTCTCTTCATCCAAACAAATAAGTGACTTCGGGTTTATAAGTTCATCCCACACTGATGTAGCTGCACTTAATTTATTTACTAGTTCTATTCAAAGTGAGGTAAATAGTCTAAATGCCGCAACAAGTTCCTTCTTAACCGGTATAGGTGCAGGTATAATCTCTTCATCCATACAAATAAGTGACTTCGGGTTTATTACTTCATCTGAAGGTTCATCAACAGATATTACGGCTTTAAATAATTTTAGCGGTTCAATACAAACACAAGTAGATAGTCTCAATGCAGCAACTAGTTCATTTGCCGTTACTACCGGAAATATATTTACAGGTAAGCAGGAATTAACCGGTAGTATAGATGTGAGCGGTTCAATAGAGATTAAACCTACCAGGTTAGAGGTTAGGACTTTATTAACAGTTACGCCAGTTGACACTAAACCTACAGATCTTACAGTTGGAACGTTTGCAGTATCAGGAAGTACTCCTATATATTGTGACGGTTTAAATTGGTATCCAATCAACTTAGGAACAGCTCTACCTTCACCCGTTCCATCTCCAGCCGTAACTACAGACAGTACAACGGTAACAACAGATGATACAACAATAACTACAGATAACAATTAGCATAATAGCAAAGCAAAAAAAAAATAAAAAATGGCACAACAAAATATTACAATAGGGGCAGCAGGAGCTGGAAACGGAGACAATCTATATACAGCCTTTACAGCCGTACAATCTAACTTCACTGAACTATATGCTTCTTCTGGAGGCGGTAGTGAAAGTGTTACTTTTGAAAATTTATCAGGTAATTTAGGAGATCAAACATTAATGGGATCTATTAGTTTAGACGGCTTTGACACGCAAACAGTATATTCTAATAATACTGACGTTTCAAATGCTGTTGATGGCGGACAAGATATTGATAGGGCTTTGAATGACCCGTATATTCTTCCAAATGGTTATAAAATTTTTGGTACCTATTATGATGGAACTGCCATTAAAGCATATTACCAGGGCTCTACGAGAGGTAGTTTAACTCAGAATAACTCTATAGCTGTTAGGCAGGACGCAACGTTTCCACAAACAAATTTTGATTTTTCAAATGCTCAATACCCTTGGTTTTATGTTGATTGGACAGGTATAGGTACGGCTTTACCAGAAGCTACAATAAAAATACCAACGTCTTATTCCACCGACGTACCGGGTGGAGATACACAATTTAATTTTGAAGGTTTTGCCACTGTAAATATTTCTAATGTAAAATCTATAGTTACAGGCAACAGTTACGGTACTTTAAAATTACGTGGAGGCACTAATGGAGCTGGGGGTCAAACTGTAATAAAATTCCCAGATTTAATTTCTCTCACTGCAAATTTAGATAGCGCAGGTGTTGTTGGTGATGGCTACTCTTTAGAATTACCTAAACTTGAAAATATAAGTGACATTAATTTCGCTGGAGATACATCTCTTAATTCATACTTTTTTCAAAGTAGCAGTTTAAGTGAGTTAAAATACATAGGTTCTTTAGTAGACAGTGGTAACCTTACCCTTACTAGTCTGACAAATGGAATAATTCTTGCTGCAGGTGGTATTACTATAAGAAATGCTAAAGACGCTACAATGACATTTCCTAAAGTAATTTCTTTAGGTATTCAGTCAATTATTGTCAGCGATTGCCCTAACTTAACGCTTTTTTCAATAGGTACAACTAGCACTTTAAAAGCAATAAGTTATGCCTTTAGCCAAAACACTGGTGCGATTGATTTTACAAATTGCCCTTTGTTAAATGCTGCTGGAATTGCTGATTTTATCATAACATTAGCTAACGTTGAATCTACTTACACATCTTGGTGTAGTGGTGTTAGTTTTAATATGACTACAACTGGGGTTTCTACTGAACAGGATATACGTAATGTTTCTGCTGCTGCTGACGCTGCTGTTACAACTTTGCAAAATGGAGGAATGACATTCACCATAACACCGTAAAAAAATAACACAAGACTAAAATATTTTTAAATATAAATT